AAATCATCCGTTTTCAGCTTCATGAGCAGCGTTAAACTTTTCGCAATGGCCATAATCCGCCCCCGGTTTTAATCCTGATAACCCTCCGGCCTTACCTTTCCGGAATGCTTTTTGCTGTACTCATACTCCGCATTTTGCAGCAGATAATAGCCCTGCCACAATGTGATCTCGGATAAAGGCAACGCCATCACATCATGCAATGGCTGCCCCGTGTCCTTTGCTATCTCAAAACATGTACGCAGGATCGGAGTATGATCAATCAGTTTTTTGCTATATCACCGCTGATGATGTTCTTTGATATCCTCATGACGGCGTCATTAATTTTGTTAAACAGCCAGAACGGACAGACTTCCATAAATTCTTTCCGATCCTGCTCGGACTGATAATCAAAAATATGTGCCCCGGATTCATCCTGTACACACGCGCCAATCATATACGCTGTCGCTTCGGTGTTCTTCCCGATTTTCTCGAGTTCACCCGCGCCGAAAACCTGCCCAGGTGTCGGTTCCTTAACTACATAATGCAGCGCTTCCCCGTTGAGTTCAAAATCAAGTTTTTCAGAGTTCTGAATCGCGTTAACGTTCTGTTTAAGATGCTCAAGAAGATTCATGTGTTATTCCTCAACTTAAAAATGCCGGGCATCATGCCCGGCTGGGTGAATTTATGCAGTCGGATTTGTCCTAGTAAACTTGCCGGACATTTTGAGATTGACCGTCATAGAGATCTTATCTTCCTGCCCCTTTGCGGCTTCCTCAGTGCCCAAAATCGCGAATTTTGCCTGGTTGATCACACCGTTGCTGTACTGGGTTTTCAGATAGCAGTAATTGCCCCCGGCCTGTGCAAGCGCGATAAAATCGGCCTGATCTTTGTCTTCAAGATACTCGTAAAATTCGATAGAAGACTCGGAACCCTCGTAAATTCCGGGCCTGTACTCTTTCGCAACGTCCGCTACTACGGTATCATCGTCCTGTGCAGAACTGAAAGACCACTGCGGTGTCTGAATCAGTCCGTTCAGTGGCTTCCACGCGTTATCAGCAGGCTTGCTTCCATCAGAAGGAACTTCAGCCCACATGGTAAGAGAACCAGCGGCCAGCTGGCTGTACTGATGTTTGTAATCGTAGATAGGTGTATACGACATTTTTTACCCCTTTGACTTCTCCAAGACTGCTGTTATATGCGTGTTTATAACCGCATGCCCCCCGGCGTCATACGCCGTTTCGTAATTCATAAGATTGACCCACATGGTGATTTTATCATCTGACATGCGCCCCTCGGTTAAAACAGATGATAATTTAGCCAGGAGAGCGTAAGCGTCTTCAAACGTGCCCGCGATTAACGCCAGCTCATACTGCATCTGCAGGCCTGTAACCACCGCGGCGCCGGATGTTTGAGACAGTACCAGGACGGGGAGCGGCTGTGCCGTGTTCCCGTCAGTGAGCGGTGAATGAAACCAGTAAGGCTGAACCCCCATAATTTTGGTTATTTCCGCGCTCATCAGGCTGTTGCATTCCTGTACGTGCTCAAACGGGCTGCTGCTCATCTGCTTAAATCCTGCTCAATCCGGTTATATATATCATTATATATGCTATTTGCTAAATTATCCTGATTTTCTGCCAGATATGCCAGTATCTTTTTTGCTGTGACCCCGTGAATTACGGGAAGTCCTGAAAGGTCACGAACTTTTTCAAGCGTCTTTTCCATCTGTGCCGTATATCTGTCTATAATTTTGTTGTATTTCTCTTCGGTTTTATCAATGCCCGTCATCCGGATCCGGGCTGATAAAAATGATTTTGCTTTATGCTCAGAAAGTTTCTTGCGGTATTTAGCTATCTGGGCGGCTTGCCTTTGAATCTTTTTGTTTAACTTCGAAAGGTTGGATTTTTTACGGTTTGGATGCGGCTTTGTGCCCCAATGCAAAAAACCTGCATAACCCGGAGCGTACCACTGGTAACGCCCATGCTTCGTGCTCCCGCTCCGTACATGCCTGACTTCCTGAGGAACGTTGGAAACGTATGTCGTAACATAAACATTGCCTGCCCCGAAACCAGCGTGTGTTTTTATTGATGATGACAATGCGCCCGTAAATTTTTTCAGCTTCCCGCTTATGGAAGCATTAACAGCGTGCTCAACTTTCTTGTTATACTTTACAAGCGTATTTTTGTAAAATTCCTTACGGCCTTCAGGATCCTGCTCAAACCACTTGCGCAAATTTTTATTCAGTTCCGAAGTCTCATATACGCTCATATCATCAATCCTGTACAAGTTCAACGGCCAATATCTCGGATCGCTCTTCTCTGTCAGTCGTGATATTCAGTACATTGTAAAACTGCCCGCGCCAAAGAATGCGATCCCCTACACAGATATCAGAATTTAACCGGATTTTTACAGTCATGGCCTGAGCTGCTATATCCCGCCCGGATTCTAATAATTTGCGTATAGACACCTGCCGGACATTTGCCCTAACTACCGGCCCTTCTGTGTAATGTTCTATCGATTCCCCCGCCGCGTTCTGCGCGCTGCTGAAATAGTAAAACTGAATTTTTTCCGACAAGATTCCCGCACCAAGCATTTTTAATTCTCCTCGTCATCCCGGTATTTCAGACAATACGGATCCAGCAGATGCTTGTAAAATGTCGCAAACTGCCCTGTTGCTGTAATTTCGCGCTGCTTGTAAAAATCCCCCACCTGGCAGCGGATATACTGCTTAACCGCCGCCGGAACCCCCGCCGCCGTGGTGCTGAGCGCCTGCTCGTCATCCCGCTGTATAATCTCCCGGTTCATAAAATGTTCTGCAAGATTGACCGCCGCGGCTTCGTACTCAAGAAGCAGATCATCGTCATCATTGATATCAATATTCAGATGTTTCTTCAGGTCATCAAGTGAAACTGGTAAATCTGCCATATATTCCTCCTGATACAAAAAAGCCGGGGCATTGCCCCGGCTCCTATCATAACCGAAAATTATATTTTATGACGATGACGATGACGAAGTGGGAATGCTGAAATCACCGGCAGAAAGCGCGTTAGGATCCTCAACAGCGAATCCGAGACGCTCCTCGGCCCTGAGCGTTACGAGGTTGGTCGTAAAGTTTGACGCATCATCAAAACTCGCCATCATCTCGGCGCCCATGCGCTGATAAATAGTGCATCCCTCCTGGAGACTGCCGAGGATGTACTTTCCGGACGGAAGCGCTCCTGAAGTAAGCACCGGCAGGCCCCACACGGACTTCCCTGCGACCATAGCGGGGCCGCCGAGAAGATATTCACCCAGGGTGTTCTTCATCAGGCTGAGAGTAGTCCACTGCGCCGGATTAAGTACAAGAATGTTAGGCGTATAGTTCAGCGCCTCGATATGGTTCTTAATCTTAAGGACAAAATCGATAAGCGTATCACCCTTTGCCACGCCCGCAGCTGTTGCTTTGTCAGTTACAGAAGTAAGCAGTCCCGGAAGATTCGGGCTTGTCCCGTCACCGTTGAGAATCTGCGCCTCGATCGTCTTCCTGAGACCTACGAGCAGCTTATTCATGATGTAAGACGCTACGAGCGGCGCATCCTCATAAGCCTGCCTGGTAAGCCTGACCCAGTGCGCTACTGTCTCAACCTTACAATTTTCAAGCCTAAAAGTGAAAGCTGATTCAGGCTTCTGAGCGGCTTCGGCGATAAATGCCGCATTGTTGGTTATATCTGAGGATCTAAGATATTCCACCATGTTGGAAGCAGTCTGCACAGTCGGAATGAGATCCTGAATCTTTGTTCCGGTGTCGTCAGGAATGCCGACAAACTTGCCCTGGGCAGGAACCACAATAGAATCGCGGGAAACGCTGTTGGATGCCTGAGAGCCGATAGCATCCTTAAACGCAAGCCTGAAGGACTTCTGCTCACCGGAGAGCATCGACTTATATCCAGCTGACTCAACAAACGTCTGTCCGGCAGTCTTTACCTGGGCAGGGGTGCCGGCCGCGTTCTCATGGTGCGCCTTCTGCAGGACCTCATTCAGATCCTTTGCGGCCTTTGCCTGCTCATCGCTAATGGCCTTAATCTTCTCATCGATAGCCGCGCGGGAGGCTTTAGTGTCCTTCTCAACAGCGTTAATCTTTTCGCCGAATTCCTTAATCGCCGAAAGCAGTTCGTTATTGTTCTCTTCCATGTTATACCTTCGTGTATTTGTGAATCAGATTAATTATTTCTTTTTCAGACTTTTCTCTCAGAATAGCATCACGCTCACTGGTAAAAACAGCCTTCAGGCAAGAAATGAATTTTTTGGCCTGTTCACGCGAAAAATCACCGGCATCACGCAGGTATCTTTCGGCGGTTTTATAATCTGTGATTGATTCTACATCAAGAGACTTTACCGCGTCAATCCTCGCACTCTGATTGCACGGCATTGCGCAAATGCTGATCTCCATTAAATCCGGAATTGACTTAAAATCATAGCCGCCCGCGTCATTGCCTTCCACATCATCAGGACCGAAGGAGAACCCGACCGAAAGTCCCGACATGCTGCCAAACTTAAGAGCGCTGTATATTTCCCGGCCTGATTCAAGATCTTTGTTAATACGGCCTGTAACATACAGCCCGGTATCATCGCTCTTGATACTGTCCCACCTGCCGCAGGGCACTGACCAATGATCATGGCTGAAAAACATGACGGGCATAACCCCCGATTTTTCAATCTTTGCAAGCGCAGGCGCAAAACACCCCGGCAGCATCACATCCCCGGAAAAATCCGGGTTGTTGTAGGTGCTCGCATATCCGGAGATTTTCCCGGATTCGTCATCTTCCGCGGTTAACGCGGTTTTATAAATAATGTTCCTTTTCATTTCAGTTTTTCTCCGGATTAATGCTGTTCATTGTTCCTTCCTGGCTCGGCGTTGTTTTCCCAAGTGTTTCGAGCGGCATCAGGTTGCTCTGTACTGTAAGAGAATCCGCCTCAGGGATCTCTGACGGGTTCCATCCCTCAGCATTACGAATTTCGTTACGGCTCCTGAGGCCATTCTGAACATGCGTAGCATAAATAGCCGCTCTTGCCTGGTCATCCGCGCGGTTGAGTTCTCCAAGTCGGAACCTGACTTCGTGATTATGCCGTTCATCCTGGGTTGCCACACGTTTCATCAACGCCTTTTCCGCCGAAACGCATAAAGGCAAAATCGTTGCCTTGTAAAACCAGCGTTCGAGTTTTTCGTAATCCCCGGATTCAGCACCCACAAGCGCGGGCGGAACCCCAAACCAGCGACAAATCTCTGATGTAGAAAACTTCCGTGTTTCGAGAAGTTGAGTGTCAGCCGGTGAAAGGCTCATTGCATGAAATTCCATACCGCAATCCAACACCGCGACATGGTCGCCTGACTGCTGGAAACTTTTTGCAACGGAAATTTTTTGTTTCTGGTTTAATACCTGATTAGGGGATATAACGCCGTAAATCTTGCCTTTCTCGACAAAAATTTTTATTGCATTCTCCTGTGCAGCCATTGCTTCGGTAAGCGTGCTGCGCATATATTCTATCGGAGAAAGCCCGACAAGCCCGTTCCCGATTCCCTTCCAGTGCATAATCTCTTCAGGCCTGTACTTTATAACCTTTCCAAAACGGTCTGTATATTCATACGTGATGCTGTTATCCAGCTCGCGTTTTACGCTCATTTGATCCGCTGACAGTGGATACAAAATATAAGCAGTCCCATCATCTTTCCGGATAATGTGCGCGTATGCATTCCCTCTCAGCAGCCGGTTCATGGCCATTGTCTGCCAGAATTCGTAAGAAGTCATATCCTGATTGGGGGATGCGTTCAGTACAAAATCCAGGTTGCACTGCCGGTCAACAGATCTATTCCCGTTTTTATCAAACGAAAATACGTCAATAGGGATTGATGCGATAGTCTGGCTGATGAGATTCACACAGGCCCATACGGTACCCAGCTGAGTCGCCGCATCCGGTGTGTATGTTTTTGCCTGAGCAACCGGAATCGATATTGGCTCTCCATTCTGATATCCGGTGTAATCTCCGCTGCCTGAAAAATACCGCGTGAATTTTGACCAAAATCCCATACGTACCTCAAATAAAAACCGGCTCAGGATCTTCCAGCCAGTCCTGCCACGTGTGTTCGATATCCCTTTTCATTATAATGTAAAATCCCGAAAGCATCGCGAATACACCGTCGATTTTGTTATCGTTACGCTCCTTCCTGGGATAAATATTGTCGTTCCTGTCCGGCTTGACTACCACATTGCCCATCATCCACTCGAGTACAAGGTTGCCGTCAGAGTGGAGACGCCCCTGCATAATCAGCTGCTCGATAAATTTCATCGGCTCGGACAGGGTTTTCGGGCCTTGCTGAACTTCGTACATCTCAATCCCCTCTGAACTCAGTGTTTGTGCCAGCTGAGTGCAGTTCCAGGGATCATATCCAATGCCGAGACATTGATAGCTGTGAACATCAGCCATTAAATACCGGCCTATGTCGATGTAATCCGTTACACTTCCCGGAGACACATGGAATAATCCGGAATTTGCCCATCCCTGATACTGCGAATTACGGCTCGCATGGATAGTATCCTCAGGCAGCCAAAACTCAGGGAATACATAATAATGCAATATATTATTTTTATCAGGCTTCCAGAAAATGCGTACAGCCGCGGTTATATCAAGTTTGGTTGCAAGGTCAATCCCATAAACGCATGAAGTCCCGTTAAAATCTTCAACGCTCAAGGATTTTATATAACAGTCTCTCCATTTTTGCAGATTTATCCAGGCGGATACAGCCTGCACCCAAACATTAAGCCTTTTTGTTTTATAGTCATTTTGCGCACTGGGCGACACTAACGCCGAATTTCTCTCTGAGAAAACTACATCATGATCCAATGCGCCCCAGTTCGGATTGGATTTTATCAGTGATGCATCTGTTTTCCAGTCGTCTTCGGGATCTATGCTGTATATCAGTCCGAACCGTGTTTCATCCTTGACGGAACCATCAAGGATCCTGAGGATAAGCTGATGCTGCTCATAACATATGCAGTCGATCGATCCTCCCGCCGTGGTAATTGTCCAGAAGAGAGATTGCGCACGTTTACCCATCGATTTTGTAACCACGTCAAACAAATTGCGGGTTTTATGAGCATGCAGCTCATCCATGCAGGCAAAATGGCTGTTTAATCCCTCGTTAGTACTATCCTCAGATGATTTGGGCAAAAATTTGCAGTTCTTTTCGGGGATTAAAAGAGAGTTATTCAGGATCTTCAGGCCAAAAGCATCAGCCAGTTCCCACTTGCTCTGCTGTGCCATAGCCTTTGCGTCATCAAAAACAATCCTGGCCTGGTCGCGAGTGGTTGCAAAAGAATAAACGTCGGCGCTCAATTCCCCGTCAGCACATAGCATATACAAGGCAACGGCTGATGACAGCGTGCTTTTCCCGTTCCCACGCGGCACTTCCAGATAAACAAATGTAAATCTCCGCTTGCCATTCTCGGATTTTTTCCACCCGAAAACCGTAGTAAGAAAAAAACACTGCCACGGTTCAAGGGTTAATGGCTCTCCGGCTTTGGGGCCCTTGATGTTTTTCAGAAGTTCAACAAAAGTACATACGCGGTTAGCGGCGGCTGAATCAAAATAATACGGGAAGTTTTTTGTACGCTGTTTCCTGAGATCCGACATCTGCCGTTTGCATGCGCTTATAACTCCACGCTTGCAGGCCGGGATTTTTCCGGAAATTACATCAGATATATACTGAGATGCTTTTGCGCAATAATCCATTTTATTTTACCAGTTCAAGGAACCCGTTCGTTTTTGTCCTGGCAGGATCATCAGTTGCAGCATTTCCGCCCGAAATCCTGGAGAGGGATGCAGGAGTCAGCCCGAATTCATCTGCGAGTTTCATCATCGTGGAATAGAGGCCTGACGCGATATTCACCTGAGGAGCGATAATCGGAAAACCGTTTTTGGCACAAATTAATGAGCCACGTTCCTGGATGCATTTCTCAGCAGCCATCCAGCGGGAAAACGCTGTGCAATATGCCGCGAACATGGATGCAGTCCGGTTGGTGAGGATCCCGTCTTCAATAAGTTCTGCGGCAAGCTTTTCCCATTCCTTTTTGGCTGTTTCGTCAAGCCAGTCCGGGCACTCTATTTTTTCCATAAAATTACCCTCCCCCCTGAAATGAACACACGCTTGCGTAAATTAGATCGGAAGAGCGTCGTGTAGGGAAAGAGT